CGTCGAATGGCTTGGGGGTGACATAGCCGGAGCCGTAGCGCGTCTGCACCTTGACCGAGAAGGTTTCTGGCGTGAGCGGTCGGCTTTCGGATGACGGCGCATAAAACTCGCCCTGGTCGGTATAGATCTGCAGGTGACGCAAGGAAGCCGCGCCGCGTATCTCTCCAATCTGCTCGGAGCGAATAGCAACCTGGATACTCTCATCGGCCAGGCCGGTGCCGAGATCGAAGTTAAAGAAGGCATCCGTCTTGCTGCCAAACACGTGGCTCGGCAGGCTCTTGGTGCCGAGAAACCACAGCCGTCCTTCATGGAAGATCGCAGTGTTGGCGTACCCGCGCACGGGAGAGAACACCGGCTCCTCCCAATCGACGCTGCCAAGCAGGGTGCCATTTCCCGTGCCCGTCAGATTGATTGCGGTGCCAGCAATGGCATTGGCTGCGCTGGTGGCCAGCTTCACTGTGTTGGCGTCGACCTTGATGATGTAGTAGACGGTGGCCGAAGTGAGGCCAGCGATGAGCGAGCCGCCGCTGGTGTAGGTAGTAGCCTCCCCGGTTACATAGCTATGATCAGTAACGGTAAGCGTTTCGGCCGTCGTATCGACAGCCGTGATGTTGCCAGGCAATTGCTCACGAATGGTCCCGGTAAGGTGGGTTGTGTCCGTATAGGCGGTGATCAGTATCTCCTTCTCCTTGTACCGGAAGATCGTGCCGTTATGGCTCGAGGAGAACACGGCCGAAGAGGCGGTCAGGGTCACTGAGCCCGTAACCCCTGATGGAGTGATGGTCACAGCGTCATCAGCAAACTTGTAATAGGGCTGGTAGCGAACGGTGCCCGCGCTGTTTTCCTCAAAAGTAAAAGCTGTACGGGTGAAGCTTGAGGCTCCCGTGCGCAAGATCTTTTGCATCGCCAAATCAGGATGACAAACCACCATGGTATCGGCCGACTGGGCAGGATAGAGCCGGTCAAGCTGTGAACTAGTCCATGGCGCGCCGGTCAAGCTGGTTGCTAGCACTTCGGTGGAAGCGTTGTAGATGTCAACGCGGGTATCGGAGAAGCCAAAGACGTAATCCTGGCTTTGCCCAAACGCGAAGGGCTTGAGGATGGTGCCATCATACAGGTCATCGATGAACTTGCTGCCCGGCCGGCGGCGAATGGCGCCTGAATCGAGTTGAGTGTAATTCCTTAAGCGAGCCACACCCTTGGCGTAGGCCTTGATATCTTCACGCGCCAACAGCAGCGGATCGAGCTCACCCGCTGTAAAATCTGTTTTAACCAGCCGGAGCCTCCGCATGGCTAGTACCCATCATCTCTGAATCCACCAACAGCCCGGCCTCGAGCTGCCAAGAACCGAGTGGTTCGCACGCGCTTGGAGCTCTGTGACTGCGCTTCGACATTGGCGGCCCTGGCAATCTGATCACGCCCCATCTTCTCGTACTTCTCGACTAGGGCAGCATCTCGAGCGATGGCTCCACCAAGAAGGCCAGCGCCTAAGTAAACGATGCCTTGCGTGAAATACGGCAGCCAGAGAGACTCATCTACCCGATAAATGTAATCAGCCACCAGAGTATCGCTCGCGTCGGATTCGCTATAAACCATGTCGTCATAGCGGTCGTATTCGATAGGGTAGTCATTACAAGTGACTGCCAAGAGCCTTAGTAGGTCTGAAGGAAGTTGGTGCGCAACAGACCACCGCCCTACCGGCTCAGCCGTCAGCATGTCGAGCTCGGCCTGCTTGATAGCAAAGCGCCAGGGCTTCGCGGTCAGCTCGGCTTGCACTAAGCCTTCATAGATTTGAGTAATGAACGTTGCCTCAGCTGAACCATCATCAAAGGCCGTAATAGCGTTGGCGCCAATCAAAGCCAGCATCCGGTTGGCAACATCTATATTGGTAAGCGACATAATAGGCTCATTAGCGCGGTGTCATCGCAATAGCCTATGGCAGTGACGCGACTGGACAATGCACTTTTCCTTGTGGCTTTTAATTTGCGATCTTTGTGTAGGTCTTTATGCGCTGGAAGGCGTTGCCACTTGTATTTGCATTCCACCCGCCTGACCACACTACCTCATTCATGCCGCTGCTGGTGTCTACCAATCTGACCTCCATACGGTTTGGCGACTCTTCTGCATACACTGTCACATGAAGAAAACCGTGATAGTTTCTGCCGCGCGGCGATGGAGCATCTTTTTTATAACGCAACTTTTCGCCCAATATTTTATATTGGAATGTGGTGTTAGCTGTACCTGATGCGTTGACTGTGCCAGGGCAGATTTCCCAAAGCTCCTTATTGTTATGCCCTGATCCGCCCAGCCCCGCCGCAGTGCCGTTGCTGTGGTAGCTCAGCACATGTAATGAATGGGTGTCGCCCTTCAAAATGCAGAATTTACCTGTCGTGCCATTCAGCCGCGTTTGATTTAGCACGCCTGTGCTGGCGCGCCCCGCAAAATCATCGAAATCATTTACCCACCATTGCCCCCAAGGCTCGTTGTGAGAAGCAATGCCATTGGACGTGAATAGAATATTGAACGGCTTGTCTGCTGTTTGATAAAAGCCAAGAATTTCGCCAATTTGCGTGGCTCCGAGGTAGTCAAGTGTTGCGTTTCCTGCTCCGGCATTCACTGACCCGTCTGCCTGCCTGCCTGTACCACTTCCTGTCCCCGGCACGAGGCCGTGGCGACCGTCGGCAAAGGTGTTGCCATCGGCGGAAGCGAAAGCCACCGGGCCGTAACTCACGCCCCAGTGCTGCCCCGTACCTAGCTTCGGGGGCAGCGCCTGGCCGAAGAGGGCCTCCCACAGGGGTTTCGCCACTTCACCAAAGAAGTCGGCATGCGCATTGCCGACCGGGCTGAAATCGGAAGCTGCGCTGTAACCCGGAGGGCCGTACCAATTGCCTTGGCCGCCGTAGCCACGCAGCCAATTGCTCGCCACCTCGTGGTCGCCCCAATGCGCCCATAGCGGCATGTTTTCATGCCACCACATTCGATCTTGACGGAATCCATACGGCCATCCGGGAAGGAGTCCAAAATATCCAGACCAAACAAAAGAGTAATCCCATGCCAGCCCGGTATCTTGAGGATCCTTGCTAAGATTTGACATTTGCAAGCCGGTTTCCCTATCCTGCCCCGCCGCAGGCCCGTAACCAAAAAAGCGCATAGAATCAGTGTACCAATTATCATCTATGTGAGCATAGAAATACACCGGGATTTCCTGCGCTTCCGCATATTCGCGCATTAATTGATGCACCGCGACTGGGCTGGATTGCTCCCCGTGTTCACAGGTAGACATCATAAACGAATAATTCTGGCCGTTAGCTGGCATGGTTCTAAATGAACCGCTGCGAGTGATGCCGTTCTTGCTAACTGTGTACGTGTACCGTGTGCCGGCAGTCAGACCCGTGATATCAACCTTGGCGTAAAATAAAGGGTATTGGCCAGCCCCATACGTGGGGTGGTCGTCACCAATGCCGGTCAACGGCGTGGTGATGTTAACTGATCCGCCTGAACAGGTGACATTAAGCGTGCCAGCATCCTGCAACGCGACAACCGTTATTTTAGCCGTAGTTGTTGTGCAATACCCAAGCCTTACTCTTAGCCCATCAACTAATGATTTGGCAGTCATTGGATGCTTTCAAGCAATAGACGAGTAGGGCGGTTATTATTCGCATGCAATGAAGCCACAATATCATTGATTCTGGAAGGAGGGCCGCCTGTTCCATAGTTGACTACATGAAGTCGGCGCAGCGAACCCCAAAATAGGCTTCCAGGAGTTCCAGCGCTATCTGATCCAATGCGCACACGTTTTGTAACGGCGCTTGCAAATGTGCAGGGCCCTCTATTGGCATTGCCCGACCAAGTGGCCCCAGTAAGCGATGTGCCATTATTCCAGCGGTAAAGCGTCCACACCCCACTTCTATTATCAATTAACCAAACAAGATTAACGTCTGTTCCAGAAGCAAACTCATTTGAACTTCCAGCATATTGAGTAACCGAAGTTTCCGCGTCCATAGCTAGATTGATGTCGTGCCGCCATGTTGTGTTTTTAGTTACACCCAAGCGCCAGTTCGGGCCTGCGCCCGTATGCACAGATAAAATACAAGATTGACCGGTTTCTGATGCGTTAATATTGACGGTGGCGGCCACAAGTATGGCCCCAGCACCCAAATTCAACAGCGCTGCCAGCCCAGTGTTGGCGGTTGTGGAATCATCAAATGTGTAATAGGTGCTGTTATCTAATGTAATACGCCCAGCAGTTGTAGCAAAATCTGGAGTGCCGCTAGAGGTTTTACTTCCAATTGATGTGCTTGGAGTAGAAATTGTTTCGCTGGCACTGGTTGCAAAAGACCAATAGGCATAAGGCTTGGTGGCGGTGGCAATCAGCTCAGAGAACTGTTTTTGTTTATGGCGTACCGGGAAGAGTGGGATGCTCATTACACGATCCTTCCAATGAATGAAACAAACTGACCGGTGGTAACGCTGCTGGCGACACCTGATGGCGTGGCCACAAACGAAATTCTGGTAATAGCAACATCACTTTGTATTTTTGCCAAGATGTTGGGGAAAAGCTCGACAACCTGCCCGCTACGGGTGGCAAGCGCATCCGCATCCTCATAGTCATCGTTGCCATTCACCACCGCCAAAATAGATTGCGCCGCCGCGGTAAGCGTTGGCACAACCGAGAACATTGCATTCACTTCCATCACACGGTCTGAAGCAGAGAAAAACACCGTCTGCATTAGGGCAACAACTTCTGTTTCTGTTGGCGAAGTGTCAGTAGTGCCCACCTGAGTAGTGCCGGACTTAGTGGCTGCGACAATAATGTTCGGCATAGCCGTGCCGCCACTGCTAGTCGGCACAACACCGTAAGTCGGAGACGGAACCAGCTCTGCCAACGACGAGAGATTATTTGTTACTGTGGCTATTGGTGTAGCTGTCATTCTATCCCCCTATTGTCCCTGAAACAGAAGCTCCGGTGCCGGAAATTGTGGGGACGTACATACGAGCAAACGGCCATCTTGTATTGATCACAAAACCGTCAGAGGTGGAGGAGGCGCTTAGAATCAACGTTACAGTGCCTGCGTTCATCCACTCACCGTCAGTGCTACCGCCAGTATTGCTGACCTGTAGCTTGACGATCGCTGAGCCACTGCCGGAGCTGGTAGAACCTGTTACCTGGAAAGTTAGCGGCGGCTCGAGCGGGCCGATGTTAACCTTGGTGCCGGCGCCAACTGCCGTGAGCGTGCCAAGCGGTGATACAGACATAAGCCAAACCTATTCTTAGATTATTTTTTAAGAAAGGGGGGAATATAAAACTCCCCCCTCCCACCCTATAATTGATTAGCCCGGAGCCATCAGCACCAGGACCCCTGCGACACGCGAGCCGCCGGGAGTACCGGAAACTACGCAGCTCAGGTAATCACCCGCCGCAACCGTGTTGGCTGCGCTTGGAGTAGCAACGTCAATGTCGCCGGCCGCAGAGCCGGAAGCCGTGACAGTCACCACACCCGAGGTGATGTTGGTGGTGTTGATGCGGAATGTGCACACCGCATCGTTGGTCGTCACCGCACCAGCGCGAAGAACTGTGTAGATCTTCTTGATCACGCCCGCTTTCGCGAACGGGAAAAGCTGGTAGGTGCCGTCGGTGAGCGAGAGCTCATCGGTGATGCTGTACTCGCCACCTGAAGTCGTGGTGACGGTAGCCGCCGCTGTGGCCGACGTAACGATAGCCGTCGTGGCGTAAGGAGTGCCATCAACATCGCCATGGATGAGGACGATGTCGCCTTGCGTCAGGAAGCTGGTTGCACTGTTGAAGTAGCCAGAGGCCAGCACGGTCGCCAACGTATCGTTGGTTGCGTAAGAATGGATGTTCTTTACGCTGCCGCTGCCGGCGCCAATGGCGCCCCCAGACTTAATGGTTTTAAAACCGACTGCATTGTAAGCCATGTTCTAATCTCCTCTAGCTTAATGTGTCGTTGACGGCGATTTTGTAGCAGCCATTCGCATCAATCAGCACAGCGCCCTGTGACATCATGTTATTGATGAAATAAGCTGCATAGTCGCCGTGCCATGTAATATCCGACTGCACTTCAGCCCCGATTGCGTGACCGATTGCGTTGCGGTGATAGAACAGGCAGGTGGTGTTGGTGCCATCGTTCCCAAGGCCATCGTCGGAAGTCGACATAGGCACAATGTTGAACGACAACCAACGTTTCGCTTGAGTACCAGCAGTGAACGGCATCTGGTCAGCAGGCACGTAATCCGCCGAAGCGAATTGCTGGATCTGCAACAGATGGTTCCACTGTGCCCAACCAACGATGGCCCAGCGCTGCCCGTCATCCGGCACGTCATTGTTGCCGAACGCTTGCATCACTGCGGTCATGTCAGAAAGGTCAACACCATCGGTCCAGGTCGCGCCCGTAACAGAGGTGTTGGTGGTGGTTTCCGCAGCGGTGATGATCAGGTCATCGGTTTTGCGGCCAAGAGCATAAGCACCAGCTTGCGCCAAGATCTGACGCTCGTTGATGTTCGTCTTGAGGTTATCGAGCTTGTCGTTCCAGTCGCCAGCGTAGTAGTCGGTGAGCGTGGCGGTCACGTTGGTGTGATCGACATTCATCACCGGCACTTTACCGTGACGGGTTTTGGTGCCGGCAGAGCCTTTACCAATTTTCTGGAACGTGGTGTCTTTCGCTCCGTTCACGCTCGCGGTGCGAACCGTGTTACGAAGCTTCGAGCCCATGCGCTGATAAGCGACATGAACCTCGCTCTCGTACTGCTTAACAAAAGCAGTATCAATACTTGTGGACATAATTCCCCTCGTAAAATGGAGTTATCGGTTTGGTAGCCGGTAAGCCTCCATTACGAGTCCCGGTTAGCCTATACAGGGGCCGGGCGCACGCAACGAAAGGGGCCGCGCATGAAAAAAGAAAGCCCCAGCAAAGGGGCTTCCTCAATGCACAAGATATAAACGCGGTTACTTCTTGTTCGCTGGATAGAGTTTTTTCCAAGCATCCTCGACCTTCTTGACGAAGGTTGGGTCGCGCTTCACAGGGTCCCAATACTTCGGATCTGCCTGCCAGCTCCGCACGACTGCATCGGTGAGGATCTGCTGGTCGCCGCCTGGATCGCTGTCAACCACGAAGGCCGGAGCTCCTGCCCGCATCATCAGCTCCTCGATAGCAATAAGCACTTCCGCATTCTTTGCCACCGATGAAAGCGCAGCATAGGCACCTTTCGACATATTGACCGAAAGCCACTGGTCGATACGCGCCACGCGCTCGGGGCCCTTCTCGCCCAAGCGCTTCACCTGAGCTTCGACATCAGGCAGCTTGGCAATCTCACTTTTGATGTACTCGCCAACCAGCTTGTCGAAGCCTTCCTGGCCCAGGCCGTTCTCATAGGCCAGGTTGCGCGCAAAATTCACTAGCGGATCTTCGGCGTTGAACTCCCATTCAACGCCATCAGGCAGAACGCCCTCTGGTAACCGTAGCTCGTACTTGTCGGCCGCCTCCGGTCGCTTGGCAAAGCGCTCCTTTTCAAAGTCGGCCTTGACCTGCTTTTTTAAATCATCGTTGCGGGTCGTGATCTTCTTGGTGATATCGGCGTGGCTTTTGGCGAGATCCTCGAATTTGCCCTCGCCCTTCTCGGAATCCCAATAAGCTTCGGGAAGCCAATCAGGCCGCTCCTTTCCGCCTTCACCGCCGCCTGCGGCACCCTTATCCGCCGACGGGCTTCCTTCTCCGCCCGCTGGCGCTCCTTCTCCCCCTGACGCCCCGCCCTCCGGCGCGCGTAGCACTCGATTCCACCCCTGAACTAGCATTAGGCCCCTCTTTCCCTTTATTGATACGTTGCTGGATGATGCTGAATAACCGACGCATGCCCTCTTGCTCACGCAATGCTGCATCCGACGCACCAGGCGGCATGATGGCGTTAAGTGTGATCCCCCTCAGATATTCGAGAAACTCTTGAGCTCCGGGCTGGACAAAGGTGCTAGCAGCGATGCTGTTCAGCTTGTTTTCAATGGCAATGGATCTGGCATAACCATCTATACCTATACATGTCTTGCTGTCTGAACCACTATCCATAGTGGTGACTATACTGCAGTTTTGCAGGAAAGCAAGCTGAAGTTACTGGCCTGTTTGTGTCGCCGCCTGCTGCTGAGCTGCCATTGCTTTCTTCAGTTGCTCCATGAGGTTCTTCACCTCAAGCTTGGTGCGCAGCGGCTCCTTCTTCACCTGGAATAGATCAGCCAGGCGCGCTGCAACTTCTTCAGGCTTCGCCACCAGCGGCAACATCTCAGGCCCAAAGAGTTGGCCAATGGTGCCGTAGTACCGAGTCTCGTTTGAGATGTCATCGTAGCGCTGGGCTTTTGCCAAGGCCGCGGTCGGGCGGATCGTGATGTAGCGCCCACCGATACGAGGGATCTTGATGGCCCCTTGCTTGCGGCGGATGTAGAGCACGCGGCGCACCATCGGCTCAATGAGGCCAGACAAGATGCGGCTGTACGGGGCACCGATCTGACGGGCCAAGTCTGCCATGCGCTCAGTCACTTCGGTAGCGCTGGGCGGCGTTCCTTCCCGCGGGCCAAGGGTTTCGTTGTAAAGTGCCTTGCGCACGTTATGCCGCATCTCATCAAGGATGAGCTGAGCAACATCGAAGCTGCCTGGTGTCTCGAGCGGCTGCAGACCATTACTGCCCGGTGCTTTCGGGACCACCACACCAGGCACCAGGCGGATGGTATCAGGGTTTAGCACCCCGTCGTCGTCGCCCTGCCACATGCCGCTGATCGCGAGCTCGGCATTCTCGAGCACGAGCTGAACGGTGAGATTCAGTGTGCGGATCGCCGGCAGCGCATTGATGAGTGGCCCGCGGTCATAGGTTTCGCCGGCGGCGCGTGACCAGCCATAGATGATCCAAGGATTTGAACCTTCGCCGCGGAACTCATCTTCATAGATTGTGTCGGTAAAGTCTTTAACGATCACGCACATGCGGTTGACTTCCTCAGTGCGAATCGACCAGTCACGGTAGACCGCCACCACGACGCAGGTTTCAGCGTCGGGCTCTTTCTCAATCTTCTGAAGGAGCTGGGAATTGTGGAACTCCGCTTTCGGCCATTTCACCTTGAGGTCGCCAAAGCGCATCTTCGGAGAATGGAACACAGCGCCGGCGCCCCCAAATACGTCGCGCTCTATCCATAGCTTACTGAGTGGCACCGTGGTAAAGCGCACCGGATTATCCGGCTCATCGTTTTCCTCGACCAGCATAGCAGCGGTGCTGGTCGCAACCTCCTGCATGCCCTCATAAAATTCCTGCTGCCAGTTGGAGTGGTTTATCACATCATAGAAATCATCCTCGATCTCCTCGAGGCCGCGGGTCACCGCGTCTACATTCTCTTTCGGCACGCTCGGGCCGGGATCAAGTTTGACGGCGCGCATTAGTGCCGGCCAAATACCAGCGACCATTCGGCTGGAGAACTCCTGCACGCCAACAAGCGCGGTTTCATCAAAGATGTTCTCCATGCGCTCCTCGCCTTCAACCTCATCATTGTTGAAGCCTTCGCGCTGTGGCAGGGCAAAGTCATAGCAATCCTGCCAGACTGGTTCCCACACTTGACGCTTTGTCTGCGCTTTTGAGAAGCGCTCGAGCAGCTTTTTTGTTTTACTGTCGCCGCTTACAGTGACGGCATGAGGCTGTGCATCGTACGCCATTCGTTAACCCAATGTATCTTGAGATCCGAGATCAAAGCCGGTGTAGGTTCCACCCAGAAGCGAGCGCGCACCGCGCAAACGGCGAAGGCGAGCGGCCTCCTCCTCTGCTGACTTCTGTTCTGCATCGGCTTTTTCTTTGGCTACCCGCTCAGCTTCAGCAGCTAGTTGGCGCTCAAGCCCAGGATCTTTTTCAGGTGGTTTAGGTTTGGCGAGCGGATTTCCCATTAGATGTCTCCTCGAGATAACTCAAGTCGAACATCCGCTGGGCACCGCGCTTCCTCAATGCACAGTAAAGCTGCCATGGGGTGATTACACGCCAATCGCGTAGGCCCACGAGCTCTTTTACGGCCGTCACACAATAGAGTGTCAATGGTGGGAAAAGCCTGGCCGGCTGTTCCTCAGTATCCACATCGAGGAAGGCTCCACCTGAATCGTTCACAGCCAGCATGATCGCATCGACATACTGCTTCGGTAGGAACTCGACATTCAGCCCGCGGTTGGACCAGTCGACAAGCGCCCATGAATTGAGATCGACCATATACCGCAGTGCGAAGCAGTGCCTAAACCCAGGCTTAGTGAAGCGCCACCACCAGCGGCGCACGCCATCTTCATCGCCAAAGAACGCTATGGTCCATTTCATTTGATACCATCTCGCCGGCGATAGATGCTCTCGCGCTTCTTTCTCCCACCTGCTGATCGGTCAAATACGTTGAACGAACGTTCAGCAACGGTGGGCTTCATGTTGCGGTCGCCAATGGTCAGCTTGCGGCCTTCGCCGGCGCCGAGCAGCATGTATTGCAGCGCATCATGCACGTGTGAAAATTTGTTTTTGTCGGGTGTTTCGCCGTATTTTGCCTCGCCGGATACCTGGATACGTTTGTAGTGGTAGCCGCCGCGGAAGCCTTTGCGCAGCGACTTGCACTCGGGGTCGAGCAGGAAGCCGGGGTTGCCGTCAACGAAGCGGGTCAGGCAGGCGTCAACTGCATCAATGCGCAGCGCGATGTCATTGGACGGCGCCGGGTAGACCACGAGGCCATTGGCGCGAAAGATGTCGAACGGCGTTTGCTCATCGGTTTGAGCCCGGATGTCGCCGGCCGGGTCGCCATACATCTTGATCTCTTTGTGGCCAGGCGCGATGCGTTGCAGCTCCACCCGCAGAATCGGGGCAAACCTCGAGGCCCCCATGTTGCTCGCCACGATCTCCTTGAGGATGAGCCAGCGCCCAGTGGGCAACCGCTGGCCGATGGTGGCCGACGGAGTTAGCCCGAAGTCGATGCCGACATAGAGGGGCAGGCGGTTATCAAACTTGAGTGGCTCCCTCGCCACATGCTTCTCGTCGACATATTGGGTATAGACGGGCTTGCCATCTTGCACGTGCCCTAAGCGGTTCAGCACGTACACATCGATCCAGCTTTTTGTTTTCCCGGTGATGATCTTCTTGTAGTACTCGAGGGTGACGTTCTCGCGGTTCTCTCTCGCCGGGTTCAGCTTGTAGCCCGTCACGTTGCCATCTTCATTGCGCACCTCGAGCATGGCAGCCGGCTGGGTCATGAACGTCCAGTCATCGGGCTTGATCAGGCTTAGGGCTTCTTCTCGTGTCATGTAGTCGGGTATCGGTGCCTCGCCAGACATGATCGGCCACCAGTGATCGTCATCCGGTGCGTTGGTGTCGGCAAACACCCCATACCAGGTGGGTCCGCCGTCTTTCATGGAAGGGAATCGGCCGACGCGCATGGTGAGCGCATCGACAATCGCCTTCGGCACTTCGCGCGCCTCGTTGATGAAGCCGCCGGTGAGCTCGAGCGACAGGAGCTTTTTCACATCCTCTGGCCGGTCGAGGGCCAGAAAGATCACTTCAATGTCGAGATCGCCCTGCTGAATGTGATGGGTGTACGGCGGTGACCAGTTAAACTTGCCCCATATGTGCTCGGGAAACCAATCGAGCCAAGTTTTTATGGTGGTCGTCTTGAGCTGCGGGTTGGTGTTACGCACTACCGCCCATCGCGTGCGCCGCTTACCATCGGGCCCAGGCTTCTGTTGGGTCGCGTGATAAAGGATCTTGACGCAGGAGACTACCGACTTACCGGAGCCCACTGGCCCGCGCACGCCGGTGAAGAAGCTGGTTGATGCAAGGTAATCAGCGCATACCTGGCCAGGCGGCGAATAATTGAACTCAGCCTTGGCCATACTTCTCCTCAACAGCATCACGGATGAGGGCCGATATGCTCGAGGCCTCCCCCCTGTTCACCTTGCGCGCGAGCTTGTCCCACATCGACATCCCAAGGCGCACGCGCGCATCTTTCGCCTCTGCTTCCTGAATGATCTTCGGTCGCGCCATCTATGCCGCCCCCTGTGGATCATCGTACGGGTATTGCGGCGATCCGCACACAGGGCAACGAATGCCCTCTAGCCGGATCTCAAACAGCTCGTTGCCGCAGTTGCAGCGCCAGGTGTGATAGAAGTTATCTTGGTCAGGCGCCGGCTTGAGTTTCTCGAAATCAATAGGCTTCACTTCACCCCCAATTTATCGACCGCCACCTTGACCATCTTGCCCGCCACCTCGGGCCCGAGCGCATCGATGATCCGGTCAGCCTCGTAATCGGTTATCATATGCTGTGGGTAATGCCGAAGATGCACCGCCTTCGTTACCTCGCGCAGGCGCCGCAAATCTTCAGGCGATAATCCATGAATAAACGACATTTAGAGCAGCCCCATCATTGCATTCGTCCTCGCAAACTCACCGTGGAGTTTGACGGCAGCCTGGTCATAGGCCCGCGCGGCATCCTCTTTGCCTTTGAAAAGGCCGATGTGGTTGTTCTTCCCGTTTACCCTAACCACTGCCCGCCACATCTGGCTTTGCGGGTGCCACCAGACGCCCTTGAAGCCCGATTTGTTATGCGACCTCTTGGCGGCATTCCTTGCATTTTCACCTTGGCGGCAAATGCGTAAATTGGCCTTACGATTGTCAAGCGAGTTTCCGTTGATATGGTCGACCACCTTGCCGGCCGGGCAAGACATGACCATACGATGCATCAGAAGAACTCGGAATTTCCCAGCCCGCCTTTGCGCAGTGTATGGTGCTCGCCCACCAGCGCACCATTTCCACTGATTCAACCACTCATAATCTTCATCATCCACAATGGCCTTGATGCCGCGACCAAGCTCAATCTCTTTCATCACATGCTCCCATCTGCCAGCACTTCAGCCGACCACCGATCAAGCGGGGTTTCCCAAAGTGTATACTTCACCTTCCTGAACCCCTTGAGCCCTGACCTCTCTAGCGCTTTATCGAGGAGCTCCCTGGCATGAACCTCATCTCTCGCCACAATGATTGAAGCCCGATGGCTCGAGGCTCCATGGAAACCGTCGTGGTTGAGGCAGGTGAACACCCGCACATCGGTCGGCACCATCATCTTCTCGTGGAAGCCCGCCCCTTGAACAAAACGGCGCTGGTGTCTCCCGGTCACTTCTCCACCTTCTCCGCTGGCGCATCATGCAAGGAGGCCACAGCCCCGCTGGGTGTATGCGTCACCACCAACACTTTCTTGGTGCCGTAGGAAATGATCTCATGGCGCAGCCAATGCTCGACTGCTTTCTCGACCTGAGCCCTATTCATCGTCATCGTCAGGCTCGGCTTCTCAAGCCGCGTTTTAAAATCGGTGAGCAAATCATCAAGTTTACGTTCGACGGTCATCACGCCTCCTCTCGAATACGTTTCACCAGCTCATCCTCGCTGACCCTTGGCCCGATCTCACCGAGGTAATACAGGGCATGAAGATCCACTGGCGAGCGCCCCTCGTAACGAATGGCATCCGGCACATAAGCCAGCTCGAACGCATGACACCGCTTGTCAGCGTCATAACCCCGATACACAACGAGCCCCTGCTGCGAATGGTAGACAGCGCCCTCCTTGTACTTAGGAAGCAGCGCCATAACTACTCCGGTACCTGCCACTTAACAGGCACGAGCTCCTCGCCCTTCTTCTCGTAAATCGTGGTTTCAGTCGCCACGAACATCCGGCCACCAGGCGTAAAATGTAAACCCACAATCTTCGGCTTCTCTTTCTTCGCCGGCTTGGGCGGCACAACCGAATCACTCGGTTCGGTCGCAGCGCTGATTGCCACAGTTGCATCCGGTTCTTTCTTTTTGATCGTCATAGGAATCCCCTCTGTTACGTTTGGAGTATCGGGCCACAACCAAATACCTTATATCCTGCGTACCTGCATTAATGCAGTTAGTCAAGCACAGAATAAATAAAAAATGGGCCCCACTTAAGGAGCCCCTAGTCGCTTCGGCAAGTAAACCCACGTCAGGTGGAGTTATCACTACGCCATAAAATAAAATAAAGCGGAATGCACATCTCACTCACTTGAATGAGCGTTCAATAACTGCATATGCGCAGAAACATAAAACGGGGGAAAATATTAAACGCTCGTTCAGCCTGCATACCTACAGGCTCGACAAATGGGGAAAAATGCGTGGGGAGGTGGGGAGTGGATTCAGCGCGCGCGGATTTTTGGGGGCCGGCGTGGGGGTCGGCTGCCTCAGGGTTACGGGTCCCATCTGAGCTAATCTGATGCGTCATCACCTTCGCTCTGTGTTATTTGCCCTTGTTCATCAGCATGTTGATCAATGATCACTGTTGGCTGTGTCGCACCTGTGTCGCTGCGCATGTTGATACTGATTGATATACCTGCATTATTGCCCTTCGCTAGCCCCTCGAGCTTCTCTGCTCTGTCTAGTATGGCGTTGGCTGCAGCTACTCGAGCGGCATCCTTGAAACCGTGGCGTGCTACGCTCTCTAAGGTCTTGATTGCTAGGGCTTTCCCCACCTTAAGCTTGCGGGTCAAGCGTGCCTCGAGCGCTTGTTGAACGTGCGTTAAGCGCATATTATGATTCGCGGCTGTTCTGGCGGATTTGATTGAATATCCGGCACTTATTGCGGCTTCTTCTAGATTGCCGCCGTTAGCTACGAGTTCATCAAGGAAACGCTCTTGCCGTTTAGTGAGCTTTGGTTCTGTTGGAGATGGGAGCGCTTTATTCATTGTATATAGATAATAATATACTTCACCACAATGAGAACCATTTAAGAGTGTATATATCTATTAAAGTATGTCGCAGTTATTCAGGCTTATGTCAAGAGGGTTTATAATAGTGTAATGAGATGGTATTGCATCGTTATGTACAACTCATCACTTGACAAGCTGCATTTTTGCAGTTATATTCCAACCCGTGTTTAACACCAACCTGTGGGGGATGACTATGCCGAAACGCGCACCCAGGCAAACCACAAAACCGGGTGCGCGTCTGCTGGATTATGCCAGCACTGATGAGGCCATTATAAAAATTGAACCCCATTATTATAAAGAAAGGTACTTTATGACACAGCATAACACTACACAGCAGAAGAGCATGACTACTGCAGAGGCTCTTGCTGCAATCGAGGCAGGCCAAAGGCTGCTTGCCCATTATCGCAAGTACCCAAGAGGGCGCTCCTTCCTATCCAACCATTGCAACTGGTGCGGCGGTAAAGGCTGCATCTGGTGCGACAACAAATAAGAGGCTACCATGACACTTAAACAATTCTTTGTTGAAATGACCCTGTATGCAACAACCTATTTCGTAGTTATGGCCACACTTGAGGCCATATGGGGGATTGTATGACCAGCTATCGCGCTAAATACTCCACTCCATTCGGCACGCGCTGGCTAACTGTCAGGGCTGCATCCGAAACAAACGCTTTCCATATGGCCCAACTCAAAACCCCATGGCGAGCAGGCTGGGTTCTCGAGGGCATCGAGGAAGTCAAAAGGGAAAAGCCCGTTTAGTTGACCGTACAGACGTTTTGAGTCTCAGGGGCTAGTCAGGTATAGGCTGGCCCCTTCTTGCTTCTCTTTGGGCCGTTTCTGCTTAACTGCGGGCCATGTTTAGGACACTGCGCACCCTTAATCATCACGCTGCCATGAATAGGACGCCGCTTGGGGTGCGGCTTGGTAGAGGTCATAGCGATTCGTTTGCAGGTCAAACGTTACCTCGAGGTCACCAGGCTTCCCGATGATGTTGTGGTATTTGCTTTTCGCAATTCGGATGATGGTTTTCTCCTTGTCGGGCCGATGCACCACGATGCCCACGGTGGCCTTGTTGTACCAGTGCTGGCTATCGCTGATGTCGTAAAGGGTTGGGATCGGATAGGTGCCGTCGGGCTTCTTCTGCTGCTTGGCGGGGTGGGCGGCCACCACGACATGGACGCTGTACTTCCTCGCAAACAAGCGGAAATCCTTGATGGCCTTGCCTGTGTATTCGGTTACCGTCATGTCCTTGGGCCTGACGTGATCCATCTCGTTCCATGGGTCGATGATGACCAGCTTTGCACCGAAACGCAGCACGGCTGTTGCGGCACGCTCGAGCACCCAATCAAGACTCACGTAATCATCCTCGCTTGGGCAAATGAAACTGAAGCTTTTCTCGATCCAAGTGTCAGCCGCGGCGAGCTCGGCCTGGTTCATGTCCTTGACCCATTTGCGGCTATACCAGGTGCGCAGATTCCGGCGGTGGTCGGTCTGCGGCTCCTGTTCGAAACTAGCAAACACAACACCCCATCCATGCCGGCTGACCATGTGACAAGCTACATCGTTGAGGAAGCTTGACTTGCCATGGCCAGGAATGCCGGTAACGATGGTCAAGTCACCTGGCCGGATTTTGTAATGCTCACCGAGGCCAGGAATGCCGATCTCGTACACGAGCGGCTCGACCACAGGCGGGAGCTCGCTCATCCGGTAGACACCATCGACCTTGCACCATTGAGCGCGGGCAATCGTTTGTCGCACAGCCTCCGCGCCGTTGCGGTGCTTCATGAATGCTTCGTTCAGATCCTTGCAGCCCTTTGGATACCCGACCCATTTGCAGCGGGCTTTGCCTAGGCGCAAGGCCAGGTCATTCATGAGGTTGATGCCTGGCCCGTCACCATCGGTGGCGAGGATGATTTCCTTCACACCCCTGAGCAGGTGCTCAGCATCATCGAGGTAGGTGTATTTCTGGCTTTCCTTGTCGCCTATGGCCTCGGCCGGAGCTCCATCGGGCACGCTGATGACCCGAGCATAACCGCACTCCATGGCGATCATCGCATCAAACTCCCCCTCGGTGATGATGAGGGGCATGTCTTTCAGGGTTTCATCCTTGAGGATATCGAAGTTCCAGAAGCATTTGCGCGCATCCTTTTCCTGCCGAAACTGCTTCTGGCCGGCGATGGTTCTATGCTTGAAATTTACAATTTTGCCATCAGCAACGTATGGGATTTTTATCCAATCCCCGTCACCACTCTCGACGCCAAGCCGTGTGAGTAACTCAGGGCTCACCCCCCTGCTCTCGAGGAGCTCCATGTGTTCTTGGCGCAGCATTACCACCCCCGCTTGGCGGTTCGGAGCCGTCCGTCATTGCGGGAGGTGGACTTTTTAGGCTCGGGCTCCCTGCCCTTGCTGCCGGCTGCCCATCCGCAGTGGTGGCAATGAACGACACAGCCCTCGTGGTCGATGGTGACGCTCAAGCATCGATCAGTCTTGTTACGCCTGGTGTGGCTGCACTTGGGGCAGGTGGTTTTGAAACTACCGCTGCTACGGATTGCCTTGATGCCGTGATGGCTTAGAAATTCCCCCACATCCATCTCAACCCCCTACCCCGAGCGGTGTGACGCCGCTTGATGCTCCAACCCTTGCCGCCTTGTCTTGGGTCTTGGTGAGCCAATTCGCTAGGAACCGGCTGTAGTTCGACTTGCGGTTTTTCGGATTGGCTGTGAGCCACACGGCTGCCTTCCTTATCTCCGCATCGACGTTGATTGCGGGAAAGGCCTCGCACCAGGTTTCGTACTGCCGCTTGGTGATGCCGGTGAATTTACCCACAGCAAAATCAAAATCAATTTTTTTGGTTTCTGCAGAAGAAGCGTTAGCTTCTTTTTGTCTTGTCTTGTCTTGTCTTGTGCTATCGACAAGCATTGATTCAGCTATAGCCAAAGCATGGCTACTGCTATCAGGTTGTTGATTTTTCCACCTTTTTTCTGCGCCCTTTTTGCCTCTCTCGGAGTGGTTTTTCGAGAGCTTGTCTTGTCGATCTAGCTCTAAATCGCATCTTTTGTGGTGCAGTAGGCCGTCGCTGCCTTGGTTGAAGAATGGCTCAACTATAGCTAAAGCATTGGTCCAGGTTTGCATATCAACGCCGGCAATACGGGCAAGCGCCGCATCATTTGCGGGCAGCGGTTGCCGTGTTTCCATGTAGTGATCTATGAGCCGGCGGTAAATTCCATCCTGCTCGGCGGTTAAGTGCATCGTATCGGCTTTATAAAGCGCCGGATACCAAGGATACCATTCATGACTCATAATCCCCCCCAAGAGATTTTTATTGTTCCCCAAGAAAGATAGCGAGGGGGGCAACCTTGGGGGGTTGCGCAACACGCCATCGAGTAAACGATGTAATGCCCCCCTCGCCTATTCTGCATTAATGCAGTTAGGCCGCGCAGTCAATCGAAATAAGAAATCAATGTGGAAAATTAAAAAACCATTTGATCGTCAGCTATTTCATCTTCTGGCACGCCGTAATTATCGTCGTCTTTGCTACCCTTATCGTTACGCATTGGTGTGAAATGACGGCCAGCAACATACAAATCGTAGCGATTAATGCCATCTTTGACCCATTCCGATACAGCGAGCTCGCCGGTAATGTGTAACCAATCGCCTTTCTTGACCCGCGTGGCAACGATGTCGGCGTATTCACCGAAGAACATTACCTTGAACCAGCTTGTCTTAGTATTCCACTTCTTCCCTTGCCTGTAGGCCTTGGTGACGCCGACGCTAAGCTGAACAAAGTTCTTGCCCTTGCCGGTCATGAGCTGAACCGGGTTGCCGACGTAGCCGAGAACGTTGACCTGGCTAAAGCTGGGCATGGTTTGCGGCGAAGTAGGCGAGCAGCGCTGCTTCAGCTCGGCCGTGATCTTTCTTGCGCAACCATTTGCCCGTGTGGGCGGGCAAAAGCTCAGAGGCTCGAGCTCGGGCTCCATCCTTGTCAGACGGCACCCGCAGTTTTCGTTTCCACTCTTGCGGCCCGATCTTTGTGTGTGGCATACCAAGAGCCGCCAAAATCCCTAGATAGCTGCCGTAGCCTGTTCCATAGCTGAACGTGCTTGATACACCTTGTTTAGGCATTGCTTGGCTGCGCTCAATGATGCAGCCAATGACCTCCGCTGACCCTAGAATGTCAATGATACCAGGCAGGAACATCTCGCCTTTGCCATTGACCTTAAGGGTAGGACAGTCGTGCACCTCGAGCCAATCTCGAGCCGGGTCATAGAGCGCCAACGCTCCGCTGAGGCCTGGATCAATGCCAACAAACACCATTCATTCCTCCTCAATGGGCACCAGAGCCCACCGGCACCCAAGCGCGCGCGCCCAGCACTGCAGCATGAAGGCAGAAGGCGAACGCATGCCGCACTCCCACTTCGCTGTCAGATACTCAGCAGATCCGACTCGAGCATCGACGGCCAGGCCAGAAAGCCCGAGCTCCTTACGCCTGGCTACGAGCTGCTTCACCATCTCGGCCAGGAAGTCTTGGCGCAGGTGCTCCGGCACCTTTTCCTTCTTTTTCGCCGGCCAGATCTCGAATGGCGTCAAGTACCTTCTGAGCAGTCGACTTTCGAAGCTCAGTCGTTCCATTCCTCGCTCGGTAATAAGTCCCATCGGCGCACCCCCCTCTCACAAAAGCACGCAACAAATTAACCCCCGCCTCTTTCGAGGCTTCTTCCAATTGATCCAAGTAGCTATCGATTTTTTCTCTCATAGTGTTGCAACTGTACTGCACAAACGCAGGAAGATATAGGGAGAGAAACTAGGATGCCCGCCAAATATCTGCGCACTTGGATGCGCGGAATCATGAATGAGCACCACTGGACCGCTCAGCAATGGGCCAGGGAGGCAGGGACCACTCCCACCAACATTACACGATTTGTTAAGGGTAGCAGCCATATACCAAGTTACGTCACTCTCGTTAAACTTGCACACGCAGCGGGGGTAAATATACCCACACCCCCGCGAAAAATAAAAATTAAGTAAAACAATAAGAACACAGCATAACTGCACATAGCTACCCATAACGGGGTATTTTGCGTGTTGACTTACTGCATTAATGCAGTTATGAGTCATGCATACTTATTGAGGGGGGAATACATGAGCAATATTGCGCTCACCGATAGGAAGAATTTCATCGGCGCAAGCGAAGTGGCTGACTTATTCGGGGTCGGGTTCAAAAGCCGCTGGCAACTATGGCTCGAGAAGGCCGGGCGTATAGAGCCCGAAGATCTTTCCGACAATCCCTACATCCAGGCGGGCACCTATCTCGAGCCAGCCATCGCTGCATGGGCCGCTGATAAGTGGAGCATGAAGCTGCGGAAAGTGCACCGCTACATCAAACACCCACACATTGATCGCTTTGGCTGCTCGCTCGATTATGAGCATGCAGAAGGTAGCCTAATCCCCGTAGAGATTAAATGGAGCCAGTCGCGTGAAGGCTGGGAAGTCGAGGGCGATGAGATACTCGATGCGCCATTCCGCTATCTGCTGCAGGTGCAAGCCCAGCTAGCGGTAACCGGGGCTCCCTATGGTTGGCTTGTTGTGATGCTGAACGGCAAGCTTTACCGAATGCGCGTTCATATGCACCGAGAAGCCGTCGCACAGATCGAGGATGAAGTCGCGCTCTTTTGGACAAGCGTTCAGAATAACCAAGAGCCCAAGCCAGACTTTGCCTATGACGGCGGCACCATTGCATCGCTGATGTCGGTGACCAAAGACAAGGTGATCGATCTCACGGCGAATAATCACCTGCCCGTGCTGTGCGGCGAGTACATCGCAGCCAACGACGCAGAGAAAGATGCAAAAGCGCGCAAAGAAGCCGCGCTGGCCGAGATCCGTACCATCGTCGCCGACGCTGCTAAAGCTGTGACCATGGGATTCAGTATTAGTCAAAGCATGGTTGCTGAAGCGCCGGTTAGCTACATCCGCAAGGCCTATGCCGTGACCCGAGTCACTCAACACAAACAGAAGGAGAAGGCATAGTGAATACCGAAGTCGTAAAGAAGGACCCGCGCCTAGGGACCGTGAGGCAATTGCTCGAGCAGCTCAAGCCGCAGATGGCGATGGCGCTGCCTAAGCACCTAGATCCTGAGCGCATGAATCGGATCGTGCTCAATCAGATCCAGAACAACCCTTTCATCCTCGATTGTGACCGCGGTTCGCTGCTGGCATCGGTGATGACGGCCTGCGCTCTCGGTCTCGAGCCGGATGGTGTGCTTGGGCATGGCTACCTGGTTCCGTTCAAGCGGAAGGTGCAGTTCATCCCTGGGTACAAGGGCTACATAAAATTGGCGCGCAACAGCGGTGAGGTTTCGGATCTCTATGCCGTCGAGGTGCGCGAGAAAGACACCTACAAGGTCATTCATGGCTTGAAGCGTGATCTACAGCACGAGAAGGCCAAGGGCGACCGTGGCGAGATAGTCGGCTTCTATGCCGTCGCCCACTTCACCAATGGTGGCTTCGATTTTGTGGATCTTACGGTCGAGGACATCAACAAGGTGCGTGATGCATCGGAGGGTTACAAAGCCTTCAAGGCCGGCAAGATCAAGGACACCCCTTGGGAAAGCCACTATGAGGCGATGGGCAAAAAGACGGCCATTCGTCAGCTCTCAAAGAATCTGCCGATGTCCGTGCAGCGAGCGGCAGCTCTCGAAGATCAGCACGACGCCGGCAAACATACGGTGATCGAGGGCAATGATCTGATCATCTCGAGCGAGCTGGTCGATGAGCAGGTGAAGCAGGAGACACCAGAGAAGCCGAAAGCCGAGGCCAAGCTCGACAAGTTCGCCAAGGTCGATAAGGGGAAGCCGGGTGGCGACCACACGGCTGAAGTCAACGGCACCGTGAAAGACGGCAAAATTCACGTCGAGGGCATAAAGGTCACGGAAGAAAAGCCTGAGCCTGAGTTTGATGGCGAGGGGGATGCATGAGCGATCTAGGAGAACTGGTCTTTATTGCCTTCGCGGTGTTCCTGATGCTGCTCATGGTCGCCCTGATCATCGTGCCTTGGGGGCTCGGGGTTTATCAACTGCTCACACTATGGGGGATGCAATGAGCGAACTACTGACACCAGAAGAAGCGGCCAAGATCATGGGTCGAGCGGTGACCACGCTGCAATCTATGCGCTCGAACGGTGGTGGGCCCAAGTTCATCAAGGTTGGGCATCGCACGGTGCGTTACAAGAGAGAGGACATTATGGCCTGGCTCGAGCAGCGCACCTTCAACAACACAACTGAGGAGGCACAGAAACGGGGACGTGTGTGAGCTACCCGCTCAGATCAAAGGTCGTGGTCTTTATGGATGGTCTGCCAGCAGGCACCATCATTGGCCGCACGATTGAACAAAACCCACGCTATGACGTGGAGCTCGAGGATGGCCGGGTATTACTTGGCCTCACCGAGTTAAATATGATCGCGGTGGAGCAAATCATTTAAGGAGAAAAAACAATGAATAGGGGGAATCATGGAATTACACTTGCACGAGAAGATTGCCGACATGCTCAATACCTTCGGGAAGGAGCATACTGATACCGAAGCGCTACGCGAGCTGTTATGTAATGAGATAGTCAAGGCATATAAAGAAACCAATAAGCCTGATTTTTTCGCGGTCGCCAACGCCATAAAGATAGCTCTGATAGATGCCGAGCCCAAATCGCTCGACCACATCACCGATGTCGCTACAGCCACAGCGTTCGCAAATACCGGGTGGGCCGATTGCGTGCCCAAGCCTAAGCCGATCAATTGGGCTGAGCATGTCAGCAAGATGTCAGGCGGACGGAGGCAGCGATGAATCCATTCTTGGAAACCCATTACGAGATCCGCCACCGCAATCAAGTCGAATCACCGCTGGAGTTCCGGTCTTACTTCGACGCGCTCGAGGCCTTTGCCAAGGTCGACCAGAGCCATTTCTGTTTGGCGCAAGTCACCATTATGAATCCAAAGGAGCGCAGCAAATGAACCGCTCTCAACCAATCATATTCGCTGCCTGCGCAGTTACTATCTGTATCGGGCTAACGCTAGCAGCAATTAAAGCAATATCCAAAGACGTACACGACGCACTAGAAAGAGACCGGAGACAACGATGAACGATGAACTTTACGAATCGCCAGAAGCAAAGTGTCGCGACATTCTAACCCGTGCTGAGCGTCAATTATTGCAACCGCTCAAGAATCTTCAATACCGAGATTCTCCTGACAAATTATGCGCCAATAGGGATGAGGATCAAACGCTTGGAGACTGCATTGCTTCTTTAGTTAAGCCGGGAGAAGTGGCCTGGTGTTTGGGTAAGAAGGTAAGGACAAAGAGTATGGAGACATTGTTATGACAGCCGATAATGAAGTGAACACGAAGCAGGAGGATGGGGTGAAAACTTTAAACGATGTTATTCTGGATACCGTTAACCACGGGCTAGGGGTTAGCAAAGACGGAAAGCATGTTAAGCACGAGGATATTTTCAAAAGTCCAGAAGTTCTGGCGTTGGAAAAAGAAGTAAAATGCCTGCGATTAGCTTTAGCCAAGATTGCAAACGGAAAAGGCATAACTCAATCAGGCAAAATTCGTTATTATAGCAGTTATGATTCGTTGCAATCAGTAGCTAAGGATGCGTTGCATTATCCGTTTATACCTATGGGAGACGCATCATGACCCACCCCTACACTGAGTTTGCCTCTGATGAGGTGGAGAAGCAAGCAAAGCTCTGCCGCAAACTATTTGAAGAAAAAACTCACGATTATTACGAAGGCGATTTCTCAAAAACGGATTTTGGTGAATACCAAGAACAAGCCCAACAAGATGATTTTGTTTTCTTCATGTCTGGATTCCAAGCCGCCATCGGAGCCCTCCAGCCCCGCGTGGAAACAAACGGGTGGTTGGATAAAGGAGAAAATGATGCCAGCTAAAATTGATATTACAGGCCAACGATTCCAACGGCTAACAGTTATTGGCGATGGAAAGCGCAATAAAGGTCGTCGCACTGTTAACTGTGTTTGTGATTGTGGTTCTTTTATTACTACCAATCCACGCAGCCTTAACAATGGCCATACGGGCAGTTGCGGCTGCCTTCAAAAAGAAAGTGTGGCCCGAGCTGTTACTGAGGCACACACGACACATGGGAAAACGGGAAGTACAGAATACAATTCATGGATAAAAATGAAAGCGCGGTGCTCGAATCTTAACGATGCCAAATACCTTCAATATGGCGAAAGAGGGATTACAGTTTGCCCACAATGGCAGAATGATTTTGAATGTTTTTTAAGAGACATGGGAAGTAAACCATTTTCCAATACAACAATAGACCGAATCGATGTTAACGGTAACTATGAACCCTCTAATTGTCGCTGGGCATCTCCTAAAGTTCAGGCGCGTAATAAGCGTAATCACCGTCTAGTCTCATATCAAAACCGAGAGATGCCACTTTCGGAAGCCTGCGAGATTGCTGGCGTTAATTATCGAAGCGCCTTGTATCGGTTGAATCGAGGCGCTCACTGGATGCCATTGCCACCACCGCCAACTGAGGAGAACAAACAATGAACACGCACGAAGATAAATTGATCGGCGGTTACGAGGACTGCCACCCGGTGAATCAGCGGAAGCTTGAGTTATTGCCGTGCCCGTTTTGTGGATCAAAAGCACTGCTCTGTGAAGACGAAGATGAATGGGTTCACTGCGACAACGAAGATTGTGAATTGCGCATGGGAATGTATCAGATCAATTGGTGGAACACTCGCATCACCGAATCCACGCTCCGCGAGCAAGCAGACAGGTACATTGAACGTTATCTGGCTGAATGTGACTCACACATGACTACGAAGGGCAATCTTATCGCTGCGCATAATCAACTCGACACCATCCGCGCTGCGCTGAATGAGGTGTGTGCAACACTGGAAAAATATCGCGGGCAATTAGCTAATGACGGGAAGTCTGGTTACGCCGAGCAGTTCTTGCATTCCATCAGGGATCTGAATCATGCCTAAGAAATATAATCAATATATCACTTTGTCAGATGATTGCATCGGAGTTGTACTGACCAGAGGCAGAATAGCGAAGATCGATGCTGTAGACCTTGAGCTGGTGGCGCCGATCAAATGGTACGCTACGCCTGGAAGATACACATGGTACGCCAAGACCAATAGAAGCGAAGGTAATGCCCATTTATCGCACCACGCGATGCATGCATTGATTATGGAGACACCAGAGGGTTTTGTAACAGATCATATTGATGGGGACGGGCTAAACAACAGGAGAAGCAATCTACGTATATGCACCAACACTGATAATATTAGAAACTCTAAAGCAAAGGTCGGACGGCAGTACAAGGGTGTTATTCAGTATAGAAGAAGATGGCTCGCTACTGTAACCGAAAAGCGTAAGAGTATTATCATAGGAAGATTCGACACGCCAGAGGAAGCCGCCCTTTGTTATGACGCAAAGGCAAAAGAACTTTACGGTGAGTTCGCCCGTCTAAACTTTCCAGATGCCCGTCTTGCCCCGCTGCGTAGAAAGGTAGGTGGGTGATGGCTGTAATGTGTCCAGCAAAGTGCGGCAAAAAGTTCACTACGCAACGATTTGCAGAAACGCATGCCGATGAAGCGCATGCTGACTGGCGTATTCCTAAGTCGCGCGGCTGGAGAACGCCTTATGGGTTCATCGACTTTCGCGAGCCAGTTACTTACGAAGTGGCGTGTGAAACGATGAAGGCTGCGCTTCCTGAATTAGAGGCGATGAAAGCGGGGAGGGATTAATGGAAGGGTTAGCGAGATTGGCAATGCTCGGCTTTATGTCGGCAATATTTATTGGTGGCGGTGTCGCCGGGTTTGCGTTGGCCTCTGTAATCAATTTGGGAAAGTTTTGTTTATGAGCGATAGAAGCGAAGATTGCGAAAGCTGTGGGCGGTTCGACTGTTATTGCAAGGAAAAGCCTATGACTAAAAACGAACTAATCAAGCAGATAACTGAGCGTATTATTCAGGATACAGTTCATACTCAGGGTTGGCCGTCACAGTTCAATCCGGTAATCTGCACGTGGTCACCCCATATCGCTACAGCCGCCTTCACTGTCATGCAGCCGCTTATAGAGCAGATGGTGGAAGGACTCAAGTATTATCAGCACCTAAACCCAGAAGGATGGAAAGCTCAGCAAGTCTTGAAACAATACCGCAAAGCAATGGGGGAAGTGTGAGCAATGATTTAGTGGAGATGATGGCACAGTTAGTGAAGCGCGGACTGAATTTATGTGCTGAATCTCGCAACCTGCAAAAAGCCATGAACGAAGCTCCTGACGAGCATTGCCTTACGCCATATGCTTGGGCGCATGAGGAATACGAAAAATATCTGGCGCAATGGGAAGAGGACGCCGCAAAAACACTAAGAGAGTATGGCAAGATACGTGAAGTCAGCCTATCAGTGGCCCAGCCGTTGCTTAAAGAGGCGCTGGAGGCGTTGGAGCGAATAGCTGAAATGACCGACATTGAAACTGATTTCGACGGATTCCAGGCCAGAGCCATTGCCCGCGAAACCCTCTCCAAACTCAAAAGGAGTGAGTGATGCGACACAGGTGCGACCTGCACACTTGCAGTTTCCTCTAAGTCGTGTTATTGATTGGATGATTTTCGAGGCACAAAAGTCTCCAGTGTTTTCTCAATGGATCTACTCCGAACCTTGTCAAGACTGATTATAACAAGTCATAACAAGGTCTTAGAGGGTAGAGTTCAAAGGGCATAGCTGGTGATAATGGGCCGGAAAATCCTCATGGGTTGCGACCCGTGTGCGACCCGAACCAAAGGAGCCAGCTATGTCCAAACTTTCTGCCGCCGCCCTCGCCAAGATGCAACCAGGCGAGGTGTTGTGGGATGACCAGGTAACTGGTCTGCACGCCAAACGCGGTGTCCAGCGCACCAGCTTCTACCTATATTTCAGAACCAAGGATCGGCAGGAGCGACGGCCGAAAATAGGTGACGCCGGCGTGCTCACCCTCCCACAGGCACGGGATGTGGCTAGGCTTTGGCTCCTGCAGAATGCCAGGGGTGAGGCTGTTAAACCTGGCCTCACCGATGTCGAGAGGTTGACCGTCGCGGATCTGCACGCCGAATGGCAAAAGCAGCACAAGCCCAGGCTGAAAGCAGGTACGCAGATCGCTATGGAGGGCTACTGGCGGCGCTCGATCTTGCCGGCCTTAGGGAAAATGCGGGTGTGCCAGGTCGACCGCAAGAGCGTGGCCGCTATGCTCGAGAAGGTGGCTGTTGAGAAGCCAACCACAGCCAACCGTGTCCAGGCCGTGCTCAGCGTGGCTATGCAGCTTGCTGAGAAGTGGGAGTGGAGGCCTCAGCACACCAATCCGTGTAGGCTCATATCGCGGCAAAAGGAGAAGGCCCGCAAGCGCTACCTTTCGGTCGAGGAGTTACAGCGCTTCGGCAGCGTGATAAGGGAATGGGAGAATGGCGACCGCTGGCGCCGGAGCTCTGGTCAGTTTTTCCGGCTCCTTTTGTTGACTGGCGCCAGAAAGAATGAAATAGCCACGGCCAAACGGGAGTGGGTTGATTTTGAGCGCGGGCTGCTGTGCTTGCCGGACAGTAAAACGGGCGAGAAGGACATACCGCTTTCTGTAGAGGCGATGGATCTGATTCGGAAGATGATAGCGGAGTGCCCTGACAGCGTATGGCTTTGCCCTGGACGCGATCCATCGAAGCCTATTCATAATCACTACAATTCATGGCTGTCTTTGACGCAACAGGCGGGCTTAAAAGACTTCCGTATTCATGACCTGCGGCACACGTTTGCGAGCGTTGCCATCTCTTATGGGGTCGACATGAAGCGGATCGGTGAGATCCTCGGACACCGCGACCCAAGCGCCACTCAACGCTACACGCACCTCATGTGGCATAAGCAAAAGGAAATCGTTAATGCGGTGGCTGAAAACATCGCTGGGGCGATGCAGCTACCCGCGGGTGTCCGTGTCGGGACAGATGCCCTCGCAGACACACGCGAACTTCGCGTTGTGGGATAGGATCTGCAGCCGGGTTTCCTGCGTATCAGCAGGGCTATCATGAATGGGCCGGGCGATGGTGCAGAAGTCACTCGCCCGGTTTTCTTTCGTAACGAGCGCGCACCCGTTTAGCGTAGTCAGAATCAGGATCGACAACAGCATCAGCAGCTTCATTGGCCTTCTCCACATTGGTTAGGGTGAGAGCAAGGCCGTCTGCTATGGCTTGGGCTTGGCCGGCCTTAATAAGCTGACGGTCGCTGAGATAATTCACACCCCACGCGACCGCCCGAATAACCAGAATAATGAGCTGAATCCAGCTCACGTCTTTATTTCTTATTCAGTGCGATGAACTGCAGTAGCTTCGACACGAAAGCGTCGTCAGCAGTGCTCGGTGTCAGCTTCACGATCAGCGAAGCCAACGTGACGACCTGGGCCACAATCAGCCACAGATCGTTCAGGTGAGTAGTGATAAACTCGATCATTGAATCCCCCTATTTGACCGTGTTGTAAAACGCATGTTTACCGATAATCACCGCCGGTTTAGGAATCGTATCACCTGGACGTAACCAGGGGGTCGGGAATCCCATACTCAACACGTGATAATGCGTTGAGCCCTTGGTGTTATCGATGAGCAATCCTGCAATAGCCAGCTTGGCGACGACAATGCACTCGGCAAAGTACGGCTCAGTTGCCTTAACTTCCAATATCTTATTGCGGTTCGGATCGTTGTTATTCCAGCAGGAGAATTGGTAACGCGCTAGGCAAGCTGATTCGATGCTGCCATTGCCAAAGAGCTGATAGATAATCTTGCCATCAGAGCCCCGCGATTTACGGGTGCGGTTAAGGATTACGTTGGCCACTGCCGCCTTACCGTCGATCTGTTCGCCTCTGGCTTCTCCAAACAGAGTCCTTGCTAAAATATCTAAGTCCTTGCTCATGCAGCCCACCTTTCGCCGCGCACAATTTTGCTTATGTTTTGGAAAGAAACGCCGTACTGCTTGGCGAGAGTCATGATGGTAGCAGTCTTTGAATTATAAGCTTCACGGATCTCAGCCACCTGAGCGGATGTCAATTTGGCGTTTTTATTATTCTCGCCCTTCTTTGGGGGCGTCGGGTAAGCGTCAAGATATTCAAGGGCTGCGGTGATCCGCTCTTTTCTCCGGTGGCCCATAAGTGGGTAAATCAGCCGAAGGATGGCGGTCACATCGGCCCGAGCGCCGAGCGCCCACTGGTATTGCGGCTTGTGGTGCGGCTGCGTTGGCTGAATATATGTGAGCTTACCGCGGCCAGTAACCTTCCTCAGACGCATAACGATGTCGAGGTCTGTCATGGCGACCCTAATAACAGCCCAGTGGGAATTTTTGGGGCCTTCCCGTAGAACAATCGAGCCTTCGCCCTCTATGATCCCGGCGAGCCAACCCAAATCGACCGGCTTTATGCGCGCCAAAATATCCAAATCTTTGTTCATTAAAGGTCAAACCCCATTTTCTTTAGCCCCGCTTGGGCAACGATTACAAATAGCCCGCCCAGCAAACTGAATGTAAAAGCTATGCCGCCCACAAAGCTGATGCTTTTCTCGAACTTCATTCGAATAAGGCTGACTTCGTTGGCGACGTGCTCAACGCTAGCAATGAGCTGATCTACCTTCTCATCGGTGTTTTCCGAGCGTTCCTCTAGCCGGGCAATTCGCTCCCGCCCACTACGTGTGTCCGGCATATCCTCTGGCTCCCCGGTTGGTTTAGTAGAGGCTACTCTTTGTGCGTGTAGGTTGCGATGCACAGTAGACCTACCTGTACCTGACGCGCGCTTCACCCGCATCGAAGGTTGCGGCTCCGCCGGTCGTCGTCAGGCGGATGCGGTCCATCGCTTGCGAGGTTGTCTTATAGCCGCAGACAGAATGCACCATGGCGCCTTCAGTAATAAAATGACCGCTTGCTATCCATTGATGTTCGGCGGTGTCCCAGCGGCTTAAACGAAGAATGCCCGTAATCAAATCAGCGGCGCCTGCGTTGGTCGGGCGCGTCAATGAGAAGCCATCAGTGATGGCAGTCTCATTGGTGTTCGCGTCCTGTATGATAGAAACTTCAGCAATATAGCCGCTGGTTTCGTACCCGCCAGCGTCGCCAAGTTGAAGTAAGGGAGGCTGGTTAGCCGCGCTGGTGCTCACGCCAGCCAGCATGATCTCTATTTCGCGGTATGTGTCGGCTAGGCCGTTTACCAGCTCAACTGCGGTGCCAGAAGTCGTGGCGATCTGCGCCCCATATGTCCACGGAACCAAGCCTGTAGGCATAGTGAGCGTTTTGGTCGAGAGATCAAGCGTCGAAGCAAGATCCGAAGCGCTCACCTGCCCGTCCTGAATTTTTGCCGATGTAACCGCATCTGCAGTAATTAAGTCTGATGGAATAGTCGTCAGTGCCATAAATCATCTCATCACCTTAGTTAAACTACGCCCACGCCTTCACTCTTAGTTTCCAATTGGCATTTGTGAGAGCGCTTTGGGCTCCTGTCGTCTTATGACCGTACTGGAACACCGCCGCCGCCGTCCCGAAGCGAATATTTATGTTGGTTGCGTCAAGCCAGCAGGCAAGCCCGCGGTCAAACGAATAACTGTTGACTTCGCGTATCACTATGACGTCATTAACAGAATAGCCCTGTTCGGTACTTTGACAAACAAGCTCGAAGTTTACAAATTTAGGCGCCGCGCCAAGACCGTGCGCCAGAGTCAACCCGCCAGCAGATGTGATTGTCTGATCTGTGCTTGTATACGACAGGGTAAAAACGCCCGCCGACCCACTTGCCGCTGCGGTAATGCGTCCTTGCTGGTCAACCGTGATGTTGGCATTGGTATAGCTGCCGGGAGTGACTGCAGTATCGGCAAGTTTTGCAGCCGTAACAGCGTCATCCGCAATCTTACCTGTCGTCACATTCAGGTCAGCAATCTTAGCCGTGGTAACTGCAGAAGCCTGGATCTTTGCAGTCGCAACCGTATCGTCGCCAGGCACGCCCATAGGAATCGTTGAGCCGTGCACCACCTCGATGTTGCCTGTCCCACTCGGAGGGGCGCTCGAGAAGGTGAGCGTAGTGCCATTGACGCTGTAGGTATCTTTCTGCTGATATACACCCGAGACATAAACCTGGGTGTTATTTTCCGAGCCTGGATTTCTGCTGAGTGTGAAAGCCGTTTGCGCGCCGGTGCCATCAAATCTGTCTACCGTGTTGCCGAGAACATACCCATCAATGATTGACTGTATCTCCGCGACAGCAGCGGTGGCTTCATCGGCAGCATCTTGAGCCTCGATAACGGAGTCGGCAACCTGCAGCGCTACGTCAATATTGCCGTCATCGTCAAACACAATCGCTTTGCCGGCCCGGCTAGAGGCGGATGGGAGCACGGTGATTAGGTCGGCGTCATCACTATCGGGGAAGGCGATGGAACGCTCAATGCGCCTGTTCTGCTGCTGCTGGATAGCGAATAGCTTGTCGAGCTGGGTATTGAGCGCCTGAATGTTGAAGGGCCCAGCCAGGGGGAAGTCAGTCGTTCGCACGGGAGGAACTTCACGAACGATGGTGATAGTCGTGTTGCTTATCGCGACATCGAGCGCAACGGTTCCGCCATCATACCCGCCCGATGTACCTGAATTTCCCGTAACCGCATACCCGCCAGCAGGAAGAAGATCGTCGCCGATATAGATGACAATATCCGTCGTGTCGAAAAACACGAATGGGATATCGAAGGTCTGATCCGGGGTGCTGCCGACCTCGTATTGGATGATCGGATCTTCATCGGGAATAGTAACGTGTGGATCTGGCATGGGTTGGGCTCTCCTGTCAGGCAGGATTGCCTTCAGTGGTCCTTCTCTCAATGCACACTAGGGGCCGGCTGCAGCTCCGAGATCAGGTGCGCGGTCGGGCTCAGTCTTGCCTTTCTTCCACCAGTAACGCTGGTGCCGCTCTTTAAGGTACTGCTGTTCCTGCTGTTGGAACCGACGATAAGCCTTGGGATCTGCCGCCATATCGAGCTGATCGAGCACCAAGCGCTGGAAGGCCAGGCCCCAATACCAGAATTTCCCGCCCGGCAGGTACTTGCCGGCAAAGCTCACGAGCTCTTTAGGTAGGTGGGTATCCTTCCCTTTAAGCACTTCCTGCACATTGCCGAGTGTCAGCTTGCTCACGTCATCAAGGAAGTCGACCGTTGGCCCAGCAAGTGATGCCCACCACCCTTTGCCGAAGCGGTTTTGATCTGCGAATAAGTAGTCACCGAATAGAGACAGACCCCCTCCCTGCATCATTGCAGCAGCCCAGAATTTCGGATCTTCCATGTTCATAGGGTCACGGCCGTTCTGGATCTCCTTGATCTGGAAGGCCAGGCCACCGAATGCGGCTGAGCCGATGATGATATTGGCAGCCATCTTGGCCCGGCTGAATTGCCCGCGCCCTGCCCTCGACTGCACTGCATTGAACATCTGCAAATGCATCTGAGTGAGAGGGAAGTTTTTGAACAGGCCGAAGCTGCGCAGTGCTTCACCAGTGAGGGTGCCCGGCTTGGTATCGCCAATCATTGCAGCTCGCACACGTGGCGAGGCCTCGATTACCGCGATCCTCTGCAAGGTGACCTCCATATTCTGCAGGCGCGTTGCCGCTTCCCGGCCAAGCCGCTCATCCTTCATGACCTCGAGCGGGTTCACATAGCGCGCGCCATTGCTGGCCTCGAGCGGATCTGCCTTGCGGATCACATCCCAATACTCGCTGCCAATACCAAAGCGAGAGAACTCTGTTTTGAGCTCGGCAGGTAGGGCATCGAAGGCTTTACCGGCGTTGCGGTGTAGGAAGCTGTAAAGATCCATGCCGACCACGTTCTTGCCGCCTTGTGTCCATGGGGTCAGCAAGGTAGCGCGCATGGTGAAGTCAGAAAGCCGACGGGTCCATTCGGGACCAGCCACATCGCCAACAAACCGGGCCATGCCGCTTGCAGTTTGCGTCCAGCTATCGGAGCCAAGACCAAGGTGAAGCGCGAGCTGCTGATCATCCTTCAGCGAACTCCTAAGATTGCGCACGATGTTGGCGAGCACTTTGGTTTCAGGCAAGCCCACCATCCGTCGTGCAATACGCTGCCCATTAAGATCGGTGACGGCCGACAGGAAGGCGCGCTGAAGCAAGGCAGCAGAGAGAAGGTTACGAGCTCCGCTCATCACTCCTGCCCATAGGCCATTCACTGGTGTCGCATGTGAGCCGGCCAGGGTTGCGTAGGTGTTATCGACAGCTCGAGCCAATGTCTTTTGGTATTCCGCTTTCGCGTAGCCCTTACGGTTTTGCGGCACAGGCTTACGGGCATCTTCAATCGCGATGATGTCCTTGAGTGACTGCACCTCGTTCTTTGGATTAGGGCCGAATTTCTCCATTAAGCCAATGTCTCTCGCCATGCTCTGGACGTACCCAACCATAGTGTCGAGCGGGTCCCCGGCGCCGTACTTCTGGCTGTACTGCAACCATGCATCCCCATCCTTGAACTGCAGCATGCGAGCATCAGAGCGTCGGTTAGCTATCGAGCTGCCCCCTGGTGTACCTGGCACCTTATCATTCATCCCATGGGTACGAATCGATTCATAAGTATCGCGTAGCATCGTGCGCAGTTCGGTATCGGACAACGCTTGGCCAGTCGAGTGATCGAGCATCTTGTCCCGGTTCAATAGCGGAATGATCTCATCCGCCCACTGTTCGGCGCTGACTGAGCCAACCTTCACGGGATCATGGATATGCGGCATGGCCCAATCTTCGCGCCATGGGATCGTGTCGCCGGCCACCCTGTTGAACTCTGTCCACACATATTTGGCTGCTGACCGGAAGCCCTCTGCCATTTCCTTGGCCGACTCAAGCCCGGTATTCTGTCCGTGCAGTTCCCGAACGACATCATCGATGCCGGCACGCGGGCGCCGCAGACCAGCCAGCCGGGGCCGAAAGGTCGTCAGCAGGTCATTCATCATGCCGAAAGCACGATTGCGATGGATCTCCTGCAGGTTTGATACAGGAGCCGCGCTGTTTCTGGCCCATGGGTCGATATCCAGCTCAGACAATAGCCAGCGATATCCATTCTCGCCGTATTGTTCCTTGTTCTTGAGTAGGTCGGCACGTCGCGCCATACGCATCTTGGTTTGTCGGGCTTTGGTAGCTTTCTCTTTGGTGAAGGCTTCCATGGCTTGCTTGGCAGCTAGTGCCTGGGCTTGCTCCTCGTTCATGCCGCGGCGGTTCTTCTCCTCGTAGCGCCGTAAGCGATCCTCGATCTCACCCATTTGGTCACGGGTCAGCGTGCCAGCCTCAACCTTTCCGATTAGACACTTCCTTACGCTCATACTGCACCCTTCGCTGCTCCCTCAACGCATGCGGTCAGCTCGCGTACAAGCACCTCATCCGCTGCCAAGTCATCCAATAACGAACCGATTTTCTTTTTAACCATCGTGCCGCCAACATCAATGTCCATCTCCATATCTTTGGAAAGCACGCCATTACTTAAAGCCTCATCAACCTGGGTACTGATTTGGTGATCAAGGAAATCCGCCGGCTGTGATTCAAGGAACTCCTGCTGTGTCTTTATTTCTGCAGGTTGTAAATCGCGGTTGCTGTCAACAACCGATCCGCTGATGCGTCCTCCGCTCCCCCCGTCCAAGCCTGAATCAATTGATCCTCTGACAGTGCGGAGAAAATCTCGGGTAGCATCACCAGGCCTTGCTCCTTCTTTGAGCTTCCTGGCTGCATCGGTAAGGGCATCGCTGATAGGTCCTTTGCGGCTCGCGAGCTTTTGGATGTAGTCGGCGACTTTGGCATCTTGGTTCATCCTTTCTAAATTCATTTCACGGGATAGCTTGTTGCCGGCACCCTCGATCCGCTCAGCCTGATTGACCAGCGTCGAGAACACCGCCTTATCTTTCTTGAGCGCTTTAATCGAGGCATCCATAACTTTGGCGCGCTCGAGGAACAGGCTTTCCGAAATGTGCTCCTCACCAAACAGGCTGCTTTGAGTGGTGGTTGTCATCTCGGTGTCTGACACTTGCCGAATGATGGTTTCAGCCTGGGTCACATTCTCAGGGCGGGTTTTGTTGAGAACACGAATAGCAGCTTCCTGCATCTTCGGATCTTTGATCAGCCGGCCGACAAGGGCGCCATAATTCTCGGGCACGACACCATTCACCACCATGCCGAATGCATCGTCACTGAGCTCAGCCAGCGCCCTGCCTTGCCGCGCCAGCGCTGAGGTAGGAGGAAGAGGCGGGAGATCCGAGGCTCGAGCTGCGCGCATGATCTTGGCTGCATCAAGCGGGCTGCCCGTACCCTCTGCGATATTCTTTACGGCCGCGCGCACCCGCACTGCTTCTGGTGTCCAGCCATCGGCCTCTCTCAATATACGAGCGTTCAATTCCCCGCCAGTGCGCTTGGCAAGCGCTAGGCGTTGATGGCCATCAGCAATGAAACGAGAGCCATCAGCGCGTTCATATACCAAAGCCACGCCAGCAAAATCAGGCTCCCATTTGTCAACGCCTGTGAGCCTGTCGGTAACCCCAAACTGATCACCCCCTTCCTTAAACTGAAATGTCTTTGCGTCGACCTGAACGCTATTCGGGTCAACGAGCTCGAGCCCGTCCTGATGCGGTGGCCTAATAGCACCAGGCACAGGCTGCGGCTCAGGTATCTGCCCGCCCTCATTCATCGCCTTCAGGTTAGCGTCATAATTGGCTATGTGCGCTTCAGGCAGGCCAGTGGAGCTCGAACCCATCTTTCCGGCTGCCCACTGGTAAAGCTCCTGGGCAGTGCGAGCCATGCCATTCTTTTTGAAGAACACCTTGCGGTTAGCATCGACAGCGGCATGGTCGACATACTTGACCGCCGGCGCCGTAGGATCGGCCTTCAACTTCTTTAGGAAATCGACTGCGCCCTGCTGCCCAAGGAAGTGAGACAGATACAGATTGGTGTCATCGACAGCCAACCCAGCTTGCTCGAGTGATTTGACGCTTCTCTTGCGGTAAGCGCCCTCCTGAAGATCCTGGTAGCTCTCATTGAGCCGCGGATCGGGCTTGCCCTCGATGATGGGTGGAACACCAGTTTCCTTGGCGAACTCATTCCATGTGCCCTCAGTGAACTGGAATTTCCCCGTGGCTGTGCTGTTCGGATTCTCTGCTGCCAAATTGTCGGCACTCTCAGCAGCAGCAATCTTTGCACTGGGGTTATCCTGCACTACGGTTTCATGGGCCCGTTCAGATACAATGCCCTGCGCGCGTGCCATGGGGTTCTTGCTTCTGCGCAGAAACTCGAAGGTGCGGGCGACACCTTCAGCACCCGCACTGAAGCCAGCACCGAATACACCGGCCATCCCAACATCGGTAGCTAAGTCACCAAGGTTGCGCTTAAAGCCGAGCGTCGTCGCCACGTCACGCTTTGAGGGCTCCGAGACAACCTCAGCCGCCATGTTGATACCAGCTTCCCGCATTACCAGCGGAAGCCCGCGGCTAGGAGGCGCCCACAAACCGATGATAGTGGCTGCAACATTTGGCGGATCAGTAACACCAGCTCCCATGCCACCTACAAAGCCGGCAACGCTGGCCCCTGTCCCTGCATACTCGCTGGCTAATGACCATTCGTTCCGTGCACGCAACGCTTTCTCGACCGCCTTTTTCTTGATCTCTGCCTCATTAATGGGAGGCATGCCAGAAAGCGCTTCCTGATTGCGATTTATGAACTCGTTGATCACACCGATTTGTGCGCCGTACATATTCCGGCGAGCTGGCTGCACCCCTACCTTCCCCTCTGCATAGGTTGGGGTATCCTGGTAACCGACGTAATTGACGGGATTGATGAGCCGCTGCCCTGTGCGCTTCTCGATCTCATCCAAAATGGTTTGGTATTCTTCCTTCAGCCCGATCTCAATGGAATCGGTGCGGCTGGTACGCAGCACGTTCTCATAGCCAAGGTCCAGTGCTTCACCAGCTTCGGTAGGCAGACGCTCGAGCGGGTTTCTTACCGCAGTGCCGAGTGTATCTTTCTTGTCAAAGAGGGGCATTCTAGCCCCCTACGAGCGGCTTCAGGTTGAGCTCAGCAGGGACAGGCCGGCCCCATTTATCCTTGATGATGTTGCCTTTCTCATCGGCCACAAACACCGTCTGACCGCTCAGGCTATCGTTGATCTTGAGCTTCAGGATGTAATGGCCATCGCCTACCCACTCGAATACACCACGGCTGTGGATTAGATCGGCAGAGACTTCCTTGCCGTTAAGGGCTAGCAGCTTCCCGCCGGCGGCTGACCGGAACTTCGCGTCATCCATTCCATCGATCAGGTCCTCGAACCCGTCGCTATCCATGCCGCGCTTCGGAACAATCGTTTTGGTGCCGTTATATTCGGCTACCCCGCCAGTTACCTGGTCGATTGCATCCTCAAAGGAGAGCTCTTTTCCGCGCTTCTTACTCTCGGCATAGACCGCCTTTGCGCCCTCATAGATTGCGTTGCGCAGTGTGTCGTCACCTTGCACCGCTGTGCCCACCTTGGAGCTGAAGGTATCTGCAAAATTGGTAAGATCACCCGCCAATAGCTGCTTATCGGCCTCTAATGCCAAGTCACCCATGAGAATTGATCGCGATACTTCCGGTGCATCATCAGAGATGCCCATGGCCAATGCCATTGCCGGACGCTTTTGACCGATCTGACGCAGAGCTCGGCTCGCTAGATCATCGCCCATCCCTGCTTTCAGTGAGCCATAGAGCTGCACTTTGCCTTCGCTATCCATGCCATCGAACAGTTTGATGAGCTGGTCCTTTTCGACAGGCAGCAGCGGGTTTGATACCCCGCCCATCTGCAGGTCGACTTTGGCGACATCCTCCGCGCGCTTCTTTAGCGTGTCGGGGTTAGCCGGATCGATAGGATCAGCAGTGACCAGGCCGCGCCGGGTAGCAAGCGCCAGCGTGTCGCCGGTATCGAGTGCTGACTGTGTTTCTTTGTAGATGCTATCGAGCTTATCCCGCAGCTTCAGTGTATCGGGTGTCTCACCGCCGCCTTTGCGCGATTGGCTAAGGGCCGCCTCTTGCTCAGGACCAGACATCAGAGAGAAGTCTTTAATGGCCGTTCTAGCCGCCAGTGCCGAGCGAGCCTCCTCTGCAAGCCGCGCATCACCTGTTGCGTCAGCAATGCGGATCACCTGTGCATCGTCGAGCGCGTAATTCTCACCCTTCCACCACACGTCTGCTGCATCGTTCACCTGCTTTTTTGCAGCTTCCTGGGCAGCAGAAGATTCGGCTTTCGCCTTCGCGAGCTCCGTTGCCACTTCCCCGCGGGCATAGTCAGAGATCATGTTGCGCTGGTAGTCGTCGACGTTTTTGTTTGAGCTCCGCACGTATTCATTAAGGAAGCCCTGCACTTTGTCGGCCTGGCCGGCTTTGGCCATCTTGATAGCCTCGCCGGCGATCATGCCGCGCTCGGTACGGAAGTCGTAATCTTTGAGCCGCTGGCTCGCTTCCTCTGGTGAGATGATGCCGTAGTGCACCTGATCATTCATCAGGCCCTCGAGGGTGGCTCGCTGCTGGGCAAGGAACTCAGGAGTGCCGCCGGCCAGGCCAGCGTTTCGCAGCATGTCGACTGTGGTTTTCTCCTGCATATCGGCCAGGTTCATAGCACTCACTTTGGCCTGGCCTTGAGTGCGTTGAAAATCTTCTTGCTGCATCGTGTAGTAATGCCGGGCACCTTCGCGCATCAGCAGCGTTTCGACACCTGGCTTGAGATCATCGGGCACGCTATCGACGGTGCCTTTGATGTATCCAGACCAGGCATTGCGGAATCCTTCAGGGTTGCCCACGTTTGCATTGGCGAGCTCGCCGGCCTTCACTAAGGCAGATACCCCAAGCTTAGATTGGTAGTCAGCTTCAGCGGCTTTGCGGTATTCCTCAGCATAGGGCCTAGTACCGTCAGGCAAAGTGCCCACTACCTTCGGGGTTCCAGTCTCAGGATCAACCCAAACCGCTTGCTGGCCTTCCTTCTGGCCCGCTAGTCTTGCCTGCTTCTCCATTTCAGAAGAAGCAATATCAGCGACCTTTGCACCAGTGCGGCCGACCTCAGCCCAATTCTCAGCAACAGCGCGCAGGCCAGTGGCAGAAGCAATCCTGCCATGTTCGATGCTTACAGTAGGTTCATAGCGTTGAATGGCCATGTTTATCCCTTGGTCGTTGAGTCGCGTCGTAGCTGATACCCGCCGCCTAAGATTGTGCCCGCTGCACCAATGAACCCACTACTCCGAGCTGACTTACCTGCCAAGCTCGATTGTTGTTCCTGCAACATATAGCTGCGATTGGTTGATGCGGCATTGAGGCGTATGCGCCCAATGTCGCGCTCGGCCTCATTCGCGCTATCTTTCTGAATAGCTAGGAATGAACGGCTACCATCCGTTTGAATACCGGCTCCGGCGGCAGCAGCACGGTTCGATGAAAGCACCTGATTGAGCCGCTTACGGCGCTGGCTTTCTTCATCAAGCGCCTGGACCTGTGCGAGCTGGCGCTGCTCCTCATACTGTGCGCGCTCAAACTCGGCAGCCTGTGCTTGTGCTTTGCCCGCCTGCATTTGGCCGTAGGCTGAAATAGCAGTGCCCCCAACCATCAACGCTACTGTTATTGGATCTCCCATTAGGCCGCTATCTCCAAATTAAATCCGAGGACCGTGAGCGAGAGAGGCACTTGCTGTTCGACAGTGAATTGCGCATCTCGACTATATCCTTTTAATAAAAACTCATTTTTGCCAGTAAAAGCGGTGGGATCTAGGCTTAAGTCATCCGTTACATCACGAATGATCAAGCTTTGCCCTTCCACCACACACTCGACTGAGCTATCAAGCGCAATCACACATTTCACCAGCCTCTTGATCTCGCCCAGCAATGAGCCTTCGCTCAATGCACTAGCTGCAGGAAGGGTGGTGAAGGTTGGGGTATAGTCCAGCCCAGCGGTAATGCTCGTGACCTCATCATTCGTAGTCACAGTGCCCGTGCCACCTGCTGTAAATCCGCCCAGATACAGGTTGCCGGAAACCACCTCCACAGCCATGTTGGCTAGATGCGGAACGGCTGCAGCAAACGTGGTGGTAGCGCCGCCACTAGTTGCATCTAGGGAACAATCGAGGGTTCTCCCCTCCTCAAACACCTCGAGGCAGCGGGTCGAGACGCTGTTGAGAGTACGTTGCACCGCAACAAATACCTTGCTTCCCACCACACACACTGACTTGTAATCCCCATCGGTATCCCACAGCGCAAAGCCAGCCACCTCCTCATCGCGGATCGAATGGAACTGCGCCAGTGTGCCGTCGCTGTTGACGATGTAAGCGTACTGTTCTGGCTGTTCCTCAGAACCATAGAGCACATCCATGTCGACGGGGGTGACTATGAGGTGCGGCGCGAGGATGGCTACGTTGCTCGAGCCGTAGGCGGCTTCCGTATCACGATACAGAAACTCCCGCAGAGATTTGCCGCCCTTCTGCACATAGAGGGTCGCAC